GTGTAGTTATTTTATTAGTTACCTTAATATTTATTAATAAGTTAATAGCTGAAGCCGTAATTATGACGATGGCTATAAATGATTATAGTTTCTGGTTTGTTATAGCTTCTATTTTATTAGGGTTGGTAGTTAGTTTAGCTTTAAGCTCTATAATTTTAAAGCTTATTTATAAAGTTTATAAAAATATATTGTAAAATTACGTTTAATTAAGTAATTTTTAAGATATTATATGATAGAATTATAACATAAATAAAGAGAGATAAACGCTCTAAAGAAAAATCAAGAAAAATTAAACTTGATTTAAGCTTGATTGTGTTATAATCTCTTTATAAATAAAACAAAACATCACAAGGAGAAACAGATGAAAAAGTCTGAAGTTTTTGAGAGGGTTCAAGCTATATGCGAAGCCCATAATCTACCAGCCGAAGTTGTAGCTCAACTAAATGAGTTACTAGAACCTAAAAATGCAGGTCGTTCATTTAACTGGGACGATATAGTTCGCAAAGATGAAAATGGCAATGTTATCGAAATGCAATGTGCATTATCAGGTGTTTGGTTACCAGCAGATAGCCTACACTTCTATGCAAGCCGCGATGGTAAGGGTGTAGTTGGCACTGATGGTGTCCTTTTACAAAAAGTTTCAAAACAAGGCGAAAATGCTCGCAAAGCATACCAAAAAGCTTACAACGCAAGCAAAAATGCCCTTATGGACGATGTGCTTAATGGCGTTATCTCTAACGAGGAAGCTAAAGCTAAACTTGAGGAGCTAAACGCTAGTGGCCCAGATTACAGCGTAGTTAAGCCTTTGACTGGCGAAGCTAACACTGAAACAGAAGCAGAAGTTGAAGCACCTAAAAAAGGTAAAAAAGGCAAGAAAGCAGCGGCTGACGTAGAGCCAAGTGCTTATTAATAAACGAGCCCACTAAATGTGGGTTCTTTAAACTCTGCTTCATTGTGTTGTAGCAGGGCTTAAAGAGCCTATCAGTGTCGGAGGGTTTTTTATTCTCAATTCTTACCGCCGACAGTTTATCCAGAAGCTCCCTAGCATAGGCTAGGTAGCTACAATTTAGGCATTGATTGTAGCTTCCTAGCCTATGTTGTGTAATATAGGCAAGAGAGAATTTTTCATTTTCTCCTAGAGAAGTTCGGCCTGCTTAGTAGTAAGTAAAGACCCCTAGTAATCGTAAGTCCTCGTCGGGCAGATGAAAGTGCATACTGAACACGAACGGCACGCCGTTACTAAGTCTCCCAAATGGGTTTAACACAATGTAAAACATTTCACGCAAGGAGCGTAATATGACGAAAGTCAAAACTCTACTAGGCACCCTAAAATACGTCTTTATTGACGGAGAGGGTAGAAACACAGCAATGCAAGGCGAAGCAGACCGCTTCAGATATGTTGTTAGTTATGTTGTCCCTAAAGACAGCGAAGCCCACAAACATCTTAAAAAGCTTATCGACGAGGAGTGGGAAGCTTATAAGAAGCAGTTTGGAATTAAAGGGCAGCCAAAAACTAACGGCATTAAAGAGGAGATGATGAAAGACCCGAAAGGGACCATCGACCCTGAAACTGAGGACGTTAAGCGTATCCCTACAGGTAATATCATAGCTACATTTAGCACTAACACTAAATGGCCTGATGGCAAAGACCAGGTTATTAAAGTATATGATAGAAAAGGTGCTAACATTACCGAAGCAGTCCATTCAGCAGAGTGGAAAATTGGTAATGATAGCCAAGGCATTGTGTTCGGTTCAGCCCACGCAAATAATATAGGTGGCACACATAAGGTTAGCTTATATCTAACAGGGCTACAAATAGCCAAGTTAGTTAAATACGAGGGCAGTGAGTGTGATGCTGACGAAATCGAGGGAGATGATATTGACCTCGGCGATGACGCTACGCCTGCACTTTAGTAGTTTGGGAGCTGAAATAGCTCCCTTTTATTTTGATTGAAATATTAACTTTAATTTAATTTAATAAGGAGTTTAGATGACTGCAGTTTTAACATTTTGTTGTATAGCGTTATTAGTTTTAATCGGCTATATAAGCGTTAATATAACTGGCGAGCTACAAGCCCGTAATAAGAAGCTAATAAATATCAATAAAAGATATTTATTAGCTTTAGTATTTATCGGGGTTAGTTTAATATTCTATTTAGTGGTATTTATTTTACCACCATACATATTTGACATTATATTTTAAAGGATATATTATGAAATTAGCAAAAGTATTTTTTGAAAATAGTTTAAAAAGTTGGTCAAAAGCTGAAGCCTTAAAGGCGGATAAAAAATTATACTGCTTTTTAGTTGATGATGTGGATTATGCACAAGAGGGAGATACTTGGGCAGCTTGGACACAAAATGGACTACAAATAGTTAAAGTAGTTGAGGTTGTAGAGTATGACGAACTAGACGAGGAACACGCTAAAGCCACTCAATACCTTGTCGATAAAGTTGTTTGTGCTAAAGAAAGGGAAAGACAACACGCTAGGCTTAGAAAGGGTTTATTAGAGCAAAAACTAAAAGAGCGTGCCGCCAAAGTTATAGAGATGGAGAAATACCGAGAGTTAGCCACTAAAGATAAGACTTTAGCTAAAGTGGTAAAAGAATATGACGAGCTAGCAACCAAGATAGGTAAATAAAATGGTAGAAGTTAAATATAGAATACCTAAATCGCTAAACGATTTTAGTTTTAATCCTAGTGAGCCAGTGTTTGCCGATATAGAAACCGAAAAGTTATATATTGGCACTCGCTTGGTGCAGTTATACCAGCCTGGGCAGAACGATGACGAAGTTATAATCTTAGATACTGATATAATCCCAGAAGCTGATATAAAAGCATTTATCAAGCCTATGTGGACGGTATGGTTTAATGCTAGTTATGACTTCGGGACTTTAAATATGACCACAGATAAGTTTGACGATATTTTCTACTTAGCTAGATTGGGCTTCCCGTTCTTTAAGGAGTATAACCTAGATAAAGTTATAGAAAATCTCGGCTTTGCTGGGTTATATGACGGCTTAGATAAAAAGAAACTACAGAAAGCGGGCTTTGTTAAGGGTGCTTATCTATCGGCGTCCCAACTAAAATACTCAGCGACTGACGTTGTGGCTCTTAGTTTATTATGGCAAAATGAAACTATCCAGAAGTGGAGAAACTCTATATCTTATCAGGTCGATATTTTAAGCCTTAAATATGCAATAGTTTATCAACAAAATGGTATTATGGTAGATTTACCACTAAGGGCTAAATACGAAAAAGAAGTTGATGAGGATATAGTCCGCTTAACTAAAGAGCTACCAGAAGGGTTTAACGTTAATAGCCCTAAACAGGTCAAAGCGTATCTTGGCACCGAAAGCAGTGATTATGATACATTAGTTAATTACAGCGTAAGCGATAAGCCACTAGCAGAGAAAGCCCACACAATAATTTATATGCGTAAAGCATTAAAAGAAAAAGGGTATTTACAAAGTATAAATCATCAATATATGCTTACACGTTTTAACGTTGCAGGAGCTATTACTGGTCGATTTACTTCTAGCGGTGGAGATTTACCTAATGGGTTTAACTCACAGCAGATACCGAGACGCTTACAGCCATTATTTAAGCCTGAAACAGAGGACACTAAAGTCGTAGGTCTTGACTATTCTACCCTTGAGCTAAGAATTGCGGCGAGTGTGTTTGCAGAGCCTGTTATGTATCAAGAATTACTTAATGGCGAGGACTTACACACAAATATGGCGGCACTAGCTACAGGTAAGAAAGTCCATCCAGATGGTCCATTAGGTGATGATTATGATGCACTATTTACTGGAGATAAAACAAAGGGTGAGTATGTAACTAAAAAGGATAGAACACTAGCCAAAGCTTTGAACTTCGGTTATATTTACGGAATGAGTGCAAAGACGTATCAAAATTATAGTTTAACTCGCTATGCTCTTAAAATATCGCTTGATGAAGCTACAAAGCTACGTAATCTATATTTCGGTAAGTATAAAGCGATTAAAAAATATCACGATGAAGTGTGGAAAAATGTAGGTAAAGCCAACTATATTTACACAACGGCATTAGGTCGCAGGGTCCACCCAAAGATAGGCACCGATGCTATTAATGGGCCAATTCAGGGTTCAGGTAGTGAAACTACAAAACTAGCAGTGCATTATCTTTGTAAAGAATACCCAGAAGCATTGAAGCTGATTTTTAACGTGGTCCACGATGCGATTTATCTTAGAGTGCCTAAAGCTGACTATGATTTATGGCACGAGCGTGTAAGTAAAGCTATGGTTAAGGGTTGGGAGGAGATTTGCAAAACTTCAATCTTTAAATACAAAGATATCCCAATGCCTGTAGGAGATTAATAGTTAGACGGGTCTTTAAGGCTCGTTTAATTATTAAGAAAATATTAAGTTTAGTTTAATTGAAAATTAAGTTAAGTTTAGTTATAATATTCGTATAAATAAAGAGAGATATAAACTCATTTATTAAGAAAGGAGAAATCAATGGAATTTGATGATGGCGAGTTGGTCGATATTGAACTAGCTCAAAATGGCGATGTAGCCGCACCTAAAAATGGTAAGATAGCGTTGATTGACGCGGACACTGTGGTTTTTGGTAGCGTAACTAAACACCAAGAGGTTATAGAACTGCTACCGAGGGAGATGTATTCAGATGAGGAGTGGGCAAATATTAGCTCAATGAAAACTTATGACCCTGAAGCTGGGACCATAGCTATATGTAATATGGATAATGCTTACCAATCTACACTAGAGAAGTTGCAAGGTATTCTTGATGCTACTGGGTGCAAAGACTGGGAGCTACATTTTACTATAGGTAGAGGGAGTTTTAGATATACTAAAATTGACCCTATGTATAAAGCAAACCGCTTGGAGATGAAAAGCCCTGATGGTCTTAGTGAGCTAAAAGTTAAAATGGCTGAAACGTTCCCAGAAAAAGCTTTTATCCATTATGACTTCGAGGCTGATGACGCGGTTATAGCTAAGAAAAAAGCCCAGCCTGATAAGTATATACTTTGTGCGGTAGATAAAGACGTGCTTTATACTTTACCAGGCAGGCACTTTAACTATTACAGCAGGGCTGCAACTACAACTAAGGCTGGTAATAACCTTGACGAAATAAAGATGACTTTTTTCGATGTAGAACCTGAGCAGGCTATGAAGCACCACTATAAGCAGTGCTTAACTGGGGACACAGGCGACAACGTTATCGGCTTAGCTAAAGTAGGCCCTAAAACAGCAGATAAAATCTTAGCTGGTGCTAGTTCTGCGGCTGAGTGCTGGGAGCGTGTAGTAAATGAATACGAAGCTAGAGGGCGTGATGTATTTGACGCCATTAAAAATATGAGGTTGGTCAGTATGCACCAGATTAGCTACGACCCTGAAACAGATAGTTATAGCTTAGAGCTATGGCGTCCAGAAATTAATAAAGGAGAAAACGATGAGTAATGTAAATGAAACGCTTAAGGAGCGTGGTAAAGTGTATGGCGACTATAAAGGCGGTTCTGAGTTTAGAGCTAATGTTATGGAACTAATTGTGGATAGGTATGCAAAAGTTAATCACGGTGGTATGCCTGCTATTCATATGGTATATGTGTATGATATAGTTAATAAACTATCCCGCTTGGCTGTAACTCCATATCATATAGATACTTGGCACGATATTGCAGGGTATGCTACGCTAGTAGAGAAAGCCCTTAGAAAGGCTGAAAAGCAGGAGCAAGACCAAGAAGCTGATGCAGATGATGTGTATATTAAAGAGTTTATGGACTTTGTATCTGCTTTAACTGGAGAGGATAGCGATATAACCCAACTAGCTAAAGAAGCTTACGATGAATATAAAAAGGAAAAAGAAAATGAGCAGAGTAAAAACTAAATTTGGTAGGTCTGTTAAAACAGCCTACCTAAATCAAATAACCAACATAACGGTGGATTTAGTATCTGCACCAAGCTGGGACGAGCTTTGTAATTATCTACCAGAATTTACAACAGCTACTTGGAGGGATAAAGCAGATGATAATAGGGATATAGATAACCGCGAGGAGATAGTTAAATCTATATTCAAGGGAGAGATGTTACCAACAGCGTTAGAAACTATAAGAGTTACATTTTTGGTAGATGGATTGGATTTAATTGACGTTACACACCTTATAAGGCATAGAACCCTCAGCTTTAGTGCCCAATGCACAGCTGATAGAGATATGCGTAAAGATGATTGTATGGTAAAGCCAAGCATTTTAGTAAATGATAAGTTTATGAATAGGTATATGGAGATAGTTGATGCTGCCAAGAAACTATATGCTGATATGGTGGATAGTAAAGAAGTATCTATTTTTGACGCCCGCACAATTTTACCTAGAAGCTTAAGTAATTTCTATTACGTTAGCGGTAGCTTAAAAGATATAATCGCATTTATAAAAACCCGTAAAGATGAAGCGATACAGCCTGAAAGCGATAACATTATAGCTATACTTATGTGGCTAAAATTAGTTAGACAATACCCAGCTTTACAGGAGTGTATAAATATGGATATAGGTGGGCGAGATGAGTTCTTTTGCAAAACAGCATTAAGCGGGCATAACTCTTTAGCTTACTTACCTAAGCCAGAGAACGAAGTCCCTGGATTAAAGCCTGAAGACTGCATTTATCAAAAGCGTAGGGCTGATTTCCCTGGCGGGCATTATTATGAAAGGCGTAAAAGCGATATTAAGAAAATATTGAGAGGGCTAAGAAATGGCGACAATATTTGATTATGAGGTATATATAGCTGGTGGTTGGTTTTCTCCTGAGCAGGAGAAAGCCCTAGATGAACTAGAGGGTTTTATTAAAAAACATTTTAAACAATATTTTAGCCCTAGAGAGCATAACAATGCAAAGGGTCAAAAGTTAGAGGATATATTTCAGAAAAATATCCAAGCATTAGATAATGCGGATATTATTATAGCTTCAACTATAGGCAAAGATATGGGCACTTTGTGGGAATGTGGCTATGCTTATGCTAGAGAGCTACAAGTTATTTATTACGCTCCTGGGATAGAGAAAGTCAATCTAATGTTGGCTAAGAGTGGCAGAGTTGCTCGAAGTTTAAAAGAGCTATGGGATATTTTAATAGATATGGATAATGTTGGTTACATTGCAGATAAGGATATAGAATGAACGAAGGTTTTACTATACCACAAAAGGTATATAATTTAAAATTTATTCAGCGTTACTCAATAACGCCAAGAATAACTAACGAAACGGTGGCTGAACATAGTTTCTTTGTGGCTACCTATGTTATGGAGTTGTATAAGGATTATAAGTTCGATTTAAACAAAGCAGTTCAGATGGCTATAATCCACGACTTCGCAGAGAGCTTTATAGGTGATATAACCCTAAGCACTAAAACAATGTGCCCAGATTTAGTTGAAGCTGTATCTAATGCTGAAAAAGAGGTTATGTTTCAGAACTTCCCTAGTTTTATTTATGAGCTTTACAGAGAATACGAGCAACGCACCAGCGTGGAGAGTTTGATAGTTAAACTAGCAGATACAATGCAGGTTAAACAATATGCAGGTAATGAAATAGAGCTGGGTAATAACTCTATAACAATGCGGAGTATATTTAGCCGTGCGGTTGATGATATAGATTTGTTTGAGCGTAAGCTTGCAGTCTATAAACGTTAAAAATCGTGCAATGCGTGAGCGTAGAGCGATTTAAATTTTTAGTTAATGTAATTCATCGAGTAAAGATTAAAATCGCTTAGCACGCAATGCTATTAAGAAAACTTTAATATTAAATTAAGTTAAAGTTAAGTAAATTTACGTTATAATAAACGTAATTAAAGAGAAAAATTTAATTAAAA